CGGGAATAGCGCTGAGCGGCTCCATTGGCGTTCTCTCCGCCGTTTTCCGGCACGATGGTGAAAATGCTGCCGTCGTCCGGCAAAATGATCCGCAGTCGGTAGTCCCCGCCCCGCAGCCCTTCCAGCCGGAAATTGCCATCGTCATCCGTCTCTGTTTTTCCCATGGATTCGCCGTTGCTGATCTTAATGGCCTCCATGGTCACATGGGCATAGCCGGGCTCGCCCTCGTCATAATAGCCGTTGTAGTTCAAATCCAAAAAAGCCTTGCCCGTCAGCGCGCCCTTCTGGATCACGCCCACGTTTTTATCCTTGACCGCTTCACCCTGCCCCACGGAAAATTCCCGTTCCAGCGTTTCACCGGAGAACACGCTGCGCAGGTCGCCGCCCGTTCTGGAATACCGGGCATACAAAAGCCCGTCCGGCAGTTCGGCGGTGAACACATAGCGATCTTTCGGCAGGTCGGTAAAAGTGAACAGGCCCGTTTCATCCGTCACCAGTTCAAAGGTCTGTCCCGTCTTTTTCCCGGCCAGCCGCAGCGTCACGCCTGCCACGCCCGGGTCGTTTTCGTCCATAATGCCGTCGTTGTTCAGATCCTCAAAAACCTTTCCGCTGAAAGAACCCATTTCCGCTCCCTGAGCCTGCGAAAGCCAAAAGCAAAGCGCCGCGCAGATCAGAACGATCAACACTCCATATTTTTTTGCGTGCTTCCAATGGTTCATTCTTCCGCCTCCATTGAGCCATCAACATTCGAATCCTATTCTATAGTAAATCATCCCTTCTTCTTTGTCAATGCGCCTGACACTTGGCGCAGACGGTGTGAAATCACAGTATGGCAAGGATTTCCGCCCAATTTGTTAGCATATGTAAAAACCCTGCCGTTCCTGCGGCAGGGTCCCCTTTCGTTTCTATCTTTGCCTCCACCATCCCGTCTCACATCCGCAGGAACAATCCCTCTGAATCGGCGGCGGATACAGCGGCAGCTCCGGGCATCGCGGTTCCGGGCGGCGCATCCCGCAGACTTCCGGCCGCAGCTGATACCACTCCAACTGCACCTCCAACCGGGCGCAAAACACCCCGCAATCCCCGGAACATTCCGCCTCCAAAAGCCGCACATAGGGGATCATTACCAGCTGATACCGCCAGCATTCCGACGGCGGACAGCTCAGCCGCAGCGCCGTTTCCACCTTCACAACGGCGGACGCGCTGTGCAAACGCTCGCAAGCGTCCATCACCTGACAGCATACCGGGATCCTGACGCACACATGCATTCTACGGTCGCCGCAGGGCTGCTTAACAGGTTCCCACCACGGCTGTGCGCCGCTTTGCTGCACCATCAGCAGACGGCACGGCCCCTCGGCGCAGCAAGGCATTTCTTCCAGACGAAGTTCCGTAGAAAGACATGGGAGCCGGCAACAATCCCACGCGGCGATCTTCGGCAGTAACACGCTTTCCATTTTATCCCGGCAGGGTTTCGGCGGCGGGCAGGGCGGCGGCGGACGATATCCGGGCGGCCTTGGCGGCGGAAAGGGTCTGGAGGGCGTACAGGACATAAGCATTCCTCCTTATGACAAAAATGACCCGACGGTTTTTCCCCGTCAGGTCATCCTATGCTTATTTTTCGAGAGGGTGCTTTCCATCCCAGTCCACCCGCCATACGGTAGCCGTCTGATTTTCCAACTCCGCCAGGATCCCCACCTGCGCGTCCTGCGTCACCGCTGTTTTCACCTGAAACAGCTTCAACGTTTCCGTCACCTGTGCTGCTGGAGTATCCGGCCGTTCCTGACTGCTGGTGGAGATCACCGCCCATTGTGGCCGAACGGCCGCCACCAGTGCTTTCCCGGTTGCGTCGTCGCGGCCATGGTGCCCTACCTTCAGCACCGCTGCCCGTGGAATCACGCCTGCGTTCAGCAGTTCTTCCTCCTCCATTTGGGTCATGTCGCCCGCCAGCAGAAAATTCCCCTCGGGCGTTTCCACATTCAGAACCAGCGAGTTGTTGTTCTCGTCCTCCGCATCCAGCGACAGCGGCCCCAGAATGTCCATCACGCATTCTCCCACCTGAATCTTCTCTCCCGCGCCGAGCCATGTAAAGGGAACGTTCCGCTTTTCAGCGGCGCTGTATGCCGGATGATCCTCGTCGCTTTTTTCGCTGTGCAGCTTTCCGGCATAAACTCGTTCTACGTCGATCTCACTTTTCAGCAGCTTCTTTAACCCGCCCACGTGATCTTTATCCGTATGGGTAATGATAACGCCCGCCAGCCTGTCCACGCCCAGCATCCGCAGCGCGTCCTCCATCTGATCGTAGCTTTCCTTGCTGCCCGTGTCCACCAGATAGTCCTGCCCATTGAGCCGCAGCAGGATCGCATCCGCCTTCCCCACGTTCAAAAAATAAGTCTGAATCTGATCCTCTGCATTTCCTGCCGGACACGCTATCCAGAACAGTAGTGCGATCATCAGACAAACAGCCCACCGGCCTGTTCGTTTCATTCTGCATCCCTCCCTTTTTATTATATCCGCAAGGGATGCTTTTTGAAAAGAGAGGCCGCGTCCATTTTTACAAGTTCTTTTCTTCCCGTTCCCGCTTGCCCGCTGCAGCGCCGTCCCCCTGCTGGTAGGGTTCTTCATACCCCAACGCCCGCTGGCTGTCAGCCACGCCCGCCGTGGTGGGGTCTACGATCAGCCCCAGCAGGGACAGCACCTGCAAAACCGCCGTCACCAGCTGCAGCACCGCGTCCTGCGTCACCACCGGGGCAATGTCGAAGTATCCCAGCCACTGGTATACCGTGCTGACGATGAAGCTGAGGAACGTCGCCAGCCATACCTTGTTTTTCAGCCGAACCGTCCAGTTGATCTTCATGTTTCTTTTCCTCCTTTTCTGCCCTGTCAGGCAATAAACTTGTTTTCCTCGCAGCATTCCCGGTAGATGTCCCGAATGTACCGGTAGTCCTCCTCGAAAACGCCGTTGGTTTCATTGGTGCGCGTCAATAGCATCTCGTATTTTTCGTTCAGGTCGATGATGTGCTCAAACTCGCTTTTCGTGTGCTGCTTTTTGTTGCGGCAGCTGTTGGCAAAGTCCAGCACCTCCCAGCGGATGCGGTCCATTTCGTTGCGGTCGATCTTGCTGTCCATCTCAGATAGCTGCTGGCGCAGATCGCCGGTCAGGGCGTTGCCGATCTTCCGCAGCAGCCATACCATGGGCGAGACCTCCATGGGCTTCACCTTGATGCACGAGGCCAGCAGCGGGAGCAGCCAGCCCCAGTGTTTCTCCAGCCAGTCCAAAAGCGCTTCCATCGGACTACCCCTCCAGATACCGGCTCATCATCCACGCCCGGCGGCGCACGCCGTCGGTGCAGATGGCCGTGACCAGCGACCATTCGCCCTTCTGCCGCTCCACAAGGACGGTCTCGCCGCTTTGCACCTTCCAGTACAGATTTTCTGTCTTGCAGGCACGTTTCCGAAGCTTGACCGGGTTCCCGTCGGGCGTGCGCACTACCGCCGAAAAGGCGCTCTTTGCGTCTCCCAGCACCGGCTCCGCCGCGCCGGTCACTTCCTCCTCTTGCCCGATCTCCGCGCCCAGCGTGACCCCCGGCTTGACTTCCGCGCCGTAGTCGATCTCCTGCGCTAAGCCCACGTGCGTCCAGCCGTTTTGCAGCGTGGAGCCGCATACCCGGCCCATGCTCTGGGAGCTGTGCACTACGTCGCAGGCCCTGCGCTTTCCGTGCTTGTCCATGTCCGTCATGGCGTTCTCGCCCACGTATAGCCCCACGTGGCTGAAATCCCCCAGTCCATCCCCCTGATACCGGGCCGGAAGGCCGCTTTCGTCGTCCTCATGGATGAACAAAAGCGCCCCCGGCACCAGCTTCCCCTCGGCTCGTGCGTTCTCAAGGGTCCCCAGCCATGCCGCACTTCGCGCCATGTGGTTGCTGCCCCGGTAGTCCATCTGGCCGCCCACGTTCCGCACGGCCTGTTCGATCAGGGCCTGACAGTCCATCTCCTGATAGCTGTGGTAGCTCTGGGCCAGCGCCACCGCAGCAGCAGCGGCCATTTTTCCTGTTGGTCTCATTGGTTCCCTTCCTCTCTGAAAAAAGAGGGACGGATGAACTTCATCCGTCCCCTTTTTCGGCCTACGCCCACGCCTTACGGCGGGTCGTGGGCTTCGCCGCTGCGCTACCGCTTCGCGGTGTGCTCACGGCTCGGTGCCTTCGGCTCCCTTCCTTTCGGCCTACGCCCACGCCTTACAGCGGGTCGTGGGCTTCGCTTCGGGCCGTCGCAGACCCCGTTTCTCCCTTACTCCCCGTCCGCCGTGCCGCCGTACTCGGTCGGCACCAGCTCCGGCAGGCCGCTGTCGATCAGCACCTCCGCAACGCCCGCCTTCAGGGCCTTCGGGACATTGGCAAACGTGGTCTTCCCAAGGATCACCCTCTGCGCAAAGAACATAGCCATCATGATACACCATTCCTTTCCAAAGATGATTTTTATTGCGAACAGCTTTGCAGCCGTTATCGCCTTTGTCGGCCCGTTCCACGCCTTCGGCGCGTTACGGGCTTCGCGTCTGCGGAGCGGCTTCGCCGCTGTCCTCAACGCTCGGTTCACTTTGCTCACCCTTTCTTTCGGCCCGTTCCACGCCTTCGGCGCGTTACGGGCTTCGCGTCTGCGGGTGCGCTTCGCGCCGTCCTCAACGCTCGGTGCTTTGCACCCTCCACATTTACTTTTCATCTGCGTACACCACCGTCGCCATTTCGGCTATACAGTCTTCGATGAAATCGTTTCGGTCGCTGACAGCCTGAATCTGGGCTTTCAGCATGGGGATGTCCTCTTTCAGGGTCTGGGCCTCCTGCTGCGCCACCGCAAGGGGGCTGTCCAGTTTTTCGCCGCCCCGGTAAAAATGCTCCCCGTCGTAGGTGTCGCCGACCGCCACGGGCAAGTCTCCGCAGGGCACAGCCCCCTCAAATTCCGCCGCACTGGGCGGGTACAGCACCATGACATTCGTCACCACGCCGTTTTCCACCAGTGCGTAAAACGTCTCGTTCATGCTTCTGCCTCCTTATCTGTGGTTTCGGATAACGACAATGCCGCTGCCGCCCTTGCCGACGTTCGTCAGGCCGTAGTACATGCCGCCCCCACCGCCGCCGGTGTTGGCCGCGCCGCTGGTGGGCTGGTGTCCGTTCCACGCGCCATTTCCGCCACCGCCAGCGCCGCCATTGGCCTGTGCGGAACCGTTGCCGCCAGCTCCGCCGCCGCCCGCGTACAGCGTGCCGGTGGGTCCACCAAACTCCCGCGTGGTCGTCCCCTGTCCTTTGCCGGGGGAACCCCAATGGTCAATGCCGATGTTGGCGGCGTCCTGCGGGTCGCCGTTGCCACCGTCCGAGCCGCCGTTGTTCACCTGATTATTGCCATAAGCACCGCCGCCGCTGCCGCCACCCAGCTTCGTGCCACCGCCAGCCGTCACGCCAAGGGCGCTGGTGCTTCCGCCAGGCGCAAAGGCGCTCTGTCCGCCAGCGCCGATCACGATGTTGTAGGACTTGTTCACCTCCACCTGAATGCTCTTCTGGGTCTTGGTGTAGCCGCCGCTGCCCGCCTTGCCGTAGCCGTTGTTCGCGTCCCAGTTGCCGCTGCCGCCCGCGCTACCGCCGCCCACGCAGAACACGTCCAGCTTGCCGTCCCACTTGCCAAGGTTGGTAAATTTCAACGTGCCGCTGCTCTTGAACTTGATGCGCCAGTTGCCGCTTCCGTCGTCGATCTTCTCACTGTCGCCGCTGTAGGTGTAGGCCATATTGGGATTCTTTACCGTCAGTGTGGCCACCCGGCTGGTCACTTCCCCGGCCTTGTTCGTTACCACGCAATAGATGCTGTGGCTGCCAACCGCCGCACTGCTCCAACTGACGGTCGCTTTCGTGGCTCCCGTCCATTTCGCCCCGTCCCGGTACCACTGGTACGTGTATTCCGCCGGCACGCCCGCCGTGGAAATCTCCACCTTGAACGTAGCCTGTTCCCCCTGCCAGTTGGTCACGTTGGCCGGGTAGCTGGCGTTCAGCACCGGCAGCTTCTTCGTTTGTCCTCCGCTTTTCAAAAGCAAACATTCCGCCATCTTAGCCGCTCCCCCTGGTCGCTTTCTTCGCACGTTCCCTTCGGGCCCGTGCTCCTTGTTCTTTCTGCGTTTTGCTCACTCTCAGGGCCGGGGCCCATCCCCAGCCCTTCCGTTCGCACAGTTCACGCACTTCTTCACCTGACCACCTTGATCAACAGTGTCAGATCCGCCGTCGGCTTCTCCCCGAAGCACTTTGCCGTGATCTTCCCGTTCCCCGCGTCGATGGTACTCACGTTCGCCCAGCTTTCCGTGATGGCTTCGTAGTTGTCGGTGGTGGCGTTTTCCATGCTCACCGCCACAATGGGCGAATCGCTGCCCAGCAGCCCCTCCACGGCCGCCTCCTGCACGTAGGGCGCGGCGCTGCCCGTCCATCCGGCGGCGGTCAGCGTGGCGGTGTAGAAGGCCGTCACGGCCTTACGGCCCACTTCCGCCGCCATTTCGTCCGGGTCAAAGCCCGTCAGCCCCCGCAGCCACACCGGCACGGCATAGCCGCACACCTCTGCGTTGGCCCGCTCGTCCACCACGTCCGCCGTCTCGATGCTCTCCGCCCCGGCGCGAATTTTCACCTTTGCCAGCGACAGCTCGTACACGTTCCCGTCCCGCTCCAGCGCGGGCGGCTCGGGGTCGGCCCCCGGCGTTCCGGCCCGCACTTCCAGCATGATCTTCCGCTGGGCGGCGGACGTGTCCAGCCGCACTACGATCCTGTCCCAGCGGTCGCTGGCCGCCGACGGCTGGTGACTGAAGCTCCTGACCCCGCCGCCGTCGTCCTCCAGCACGAACAGATACCCGTTCACCACGCAGCCGCCGGGGCTCACCTGCGTGGTCATGCCCGTTCCGAGGGCCGTCGCCTGCAGCCCGCCTCCGGCGTGACTGGTGACGCCGTTGACCATTCCCGCCCGCAGGATATGGGCGAACTGCGCCGCGTCGTACTCCCGTTCATCCTCTACCAGACTGTCGAAATACCCGTAAAATTCCTTTGCCATCTTTTCCCTCCTTGGTGGTTGGCTGATATCGCCCGAAGGCAGCGCTACTTTTGTGCTTCGGTGTGGGTTGCTCGTTACCACCGCGAACAGCGCTTCTTTCGGCCCACTCCACGCCTGCGGCGTGTTGTGGGCT